CGAGCTGCCTGTTCCTGAAAAAAAATCATAAATAATCATTCCTGCCCCTTTTTTGGATATTTTTGTTGTGGCCAAATACATTTGATGTTCTTGTCAAACATAAAGACATATCGATGCTTTCGAGAACGTGGAAGCCACTGCCCCTCAAAACCCTTACTTTTCCCACGACTCAATTTTGTACCATCGGCAAAAAAGAAATCATTTTTTTGAGGTGAAAGTCCATGATAAGTGAAATTTGCTGCCTGATAAACCGAACCAACGTGCCTTGATGAATCTGCATAACTTATGACACTTTTAATGCCAAGTCTTTTCAGCTCTTTCAAAGATCGAGCAATTAAATATGAACCAAAATTACCCCCATTCAAGTTTGGATTTAGAACAAGCCGAGACATTTCCACAAATTCAGGATAATTTCCTCGAGGTAATCCGAACGCTGATGTCGCCGAATTTGGCACACTTAAAGGTGAATAAACAACCGCACCCTGCAATTCTGATTCGATGTATAAACCAAAACAGTATTGTCCAATAAATCTTTTTGAACCCAAATAATGAAATTGAGCAACCAAATCGTATGCTTCACGATATTTGATTCTTTGAACATTTTGGAGCGGAGAGGTCGGAATTGAACCGCCATCTGTTAGCTGGAACGCCAACTGTGTTTCCATTACACCATCACCGCAAATCTATTGTATGTCATTCCTGCCCCGCCTTAAATAGTGATTCCTGCACAATTGCATGATATTGACACAAGGAGACTGCTTTGATGATTGTCCCCCTGTCGAAATAGAAACCTACTGTCGCCACATCAAGACACTGATCCATTTCACCTGTGGCGTCTTGATATTCAAACCAACCACACTCCTTTTGAAATGGCGTTGTCTTCTTATAGCGCAGAGGAAAGGTCATTTTGAAAGTTCAGTCAATTGAATAATGTTTGCCATCGCCAAACGCAGTCCATCTTTGAAGCCTCGACGCCACTCATCTGACTGATGGTTCAGGTGCGTCTCGTTCATCCATTTCGTCAGCTCTTCACGCAAGGCGTCGAGTTGCGTCTTTGTCATGCCAAGGTCGCACGTGCAACCTGCGCTCTCATCTGATCCGTCCATGCGAACCATTAAAACTCAACTCCTGCGTACCACATTCCCAATTCGAGCGTGATGCCATATTTGGAAACGTCAAAGCCGATACTGAACTCTGACTTCTTAAAGCACACGAACCACGACCTGCCGACTTTTTTCTGAGCCATGCTCACCCCTTTGTTTGTAAGTCTTGCGTTCATTGCTAGGAATCGAACCTAGAAGCCGTCTTCTCCTACGACTTGCGAACCTGCCAATGAGTTTGCGATTGCCCCGATATATGTGAACCTGAAAGGTAGAGACTCACACATTCAATCGCAAAGGATCAAGCAGTTGGCTTTGCGCCAAGCTGTTGAAGTAGTGCCTGAACCTCTGGTGTGAGTTCAGGTGCAGATGATGCAGCAGGTGTTGGTGCTGCGGGAGCGACGATGCCTGACTGAGTCTTAGCAACGAGCACTGCTGTTGCCTTGTCGATGTCTGCCTGTGCTGTGACAGGTTCAAGAATCCAAGGCGCTGACTTGCCTGGCTTTGCAATGCCTTGTCCCATCTTTGCAAGAACTGTCTTGCCGACGTTTGGCTTGAGCGCATTGCGAAGTGCAATGTTAAAGAAAAGAACATTGAGATGTTCCTCGCCTGTTGTCACATCAATCAAATCGACTGAGATTGCCTCAGCCTCGCCAAGTGATGTTGTGATGCCTGTCTTGTATTCGAGAGGCTTGATGATAAGGAGGTGGCCATGCAGCTCTGCTGGCTTGACTCCTTCTGATGATGTTGCTGGTGATTCGAATGGATTTGTCATTCGTCTCCACCTTTCTTTGGTTGGGTTTGGGATTCCTCGCGACGCAAGGAAACTTCATTGAGGTTGCTGATACCGAGCCCGAAATAATAACCCACCACGATTCCGATGAGTAAGCAGATAATCATTTCGCCGGTCATTTGCGATTGTCCGTACTGTAGAAGCCATCGCCTTTGAAGATTGCCCCGACGGATGAGATAACTCGATCCATTGGCTTGATGTGGTCTCGGCAAATTGGTCGGTTGTCGCGCTCTTCGATGCGTCGGTAATTCATCAGCGTTGACTCGCAGTCGGGACATTTGTATTCATAAAGTGGACTCATGGTTGCTCCTTGAGAAACATGGTCTCGAGCATGATGGTCTCCACTCGCGCCTCGACCTCGCGATGGCGAATGAGTAGGAACTTGAGCAAGGTGTAAATACCTGCAAGCAATAGAAAATTCATTGCAAAGCAGATAAAGAGTGCAATTGTCATAAATGTGTTCATTCCGATGCCCCCTTGCATCCAATTGCTGTGTTGCTTGAGTTAGGCAAGAACCAAGGACAATAAGTGCAGGTCTGCGATGGCGTAGCAGGAATCAAGTCCCAATTGTGTGGAGTGCCTTCAGGATCGAGTTGCCACACAAGAGCTTGAGTGCTCTCGAAGCGCTCGATGGCGTCCATTGCAATCTTGCGATTGTAAGGCTCGACAATCACGTGCATTCCGTCTAGGCGTCCACCGAGAGGATAGAAGGCGAGAGCCACTTCATTGACGACATAACCTTGATTCTCCATGCCGAGTCCGTACAAGTTAATTTGAACACGTTGCTGTGGCGTCATGCCTGACTTCTTGCGTGAACGCATTCCTGTTTGACCGACGCATTTGTGGTCGATGACCATGCCGCGTTCGATGTCAAAGAGGTCTGCTGTGCCATGAAGCTGATGACTGACTGTCACAGGATGCTCGACGAGATAGTTCTCATCGTTTTCGAATGCCTCAGCAAGCCATGAGTGAATGGCTGTTCCTGAGATAGATGGCCAAGGATCAGATGCGCCATTCGTCTTTGGCCAATCAAGAATCTTGTACGACAGCGACCTCACGCAAGGCTGACCGACTTCGCTCAAGCCAATTGCTTGCTGACGAGAGCGTGGAGCATTCCGCGCAGTCTCAGTAATGCGTTGGCGAAGTCTGTCAGCGAGCGCGCTAGTCGCGTCGCCGGGATTGACGAATGGGGTTGTCATTACTCGTCAGCCTCCACAATGGTGAAGCGACGAGCGACGGATACAACTTCGACGAGGTCAAGTACCTGGGGAGGAAGCAGTTCGCGGAGTTTGGTGACATCGACCCTCTTCGATTCCACCGATTTCCAGCGAACTGCTTCCCGACCACGCACAAGGCCTGTCTCGCAATCGCCGAGAGCTGACTTGACGTGCTCTTGAGCCTTGTCAAGTAACTCCTGCAACTGCTTGATTTTTGCCTTTGTCTCGATGTAGGTCTCGAGCCAGGCGATTGCCTGTTCGTCGAGATCGACCATCTCCTTGTTGATTTGTGTGCTCATTCCCTGCCCCTGTTTTCTTATCTAGTATGACTTGTGAATTTTCCAATATGACCAAGCGACGCAGGTGGCATCTCTGCCACCGTAATGCCTTGAAATGTACGCCAAGGCTGCGACAGTTTGAGCCATCCCATCATTGCTGTGCTTCATTCCAAGGTTGCGATATGTGGTATCAAGAAGCTGACCGATGCCTTTGGCGCTCGAGGTCGGATTCTTAGCCTTGGAATTCATGTGAGATTCGTGAACCAAGATGGCGCGGAAGCAACGAGCGCTTCTTGGTGTGAGCAGCTCGTCAATCAAAAGATTGATCCGTTGCTTATCAGACAAGAGTATGACCTCTTTGACCTGAACGACAGTGTGAGTGGTTTTGTGCTGAGTGATGATTGTGGACATCGTGAAGATGCTCAAAACCATCGATGTGACTGCAAGTGCGGCAAGTATTAGACCAGTTCGCATAAGGCGATGATTCATTGCTTGCCTCCTTTCGTTGGGAGTGCTTTGCGTTCTTCAGGCGTAAGACCGCCCCAAAAACCATCTGTGATTTGCTCCTTGAGAGCGAACTTCATACAGTCGTCCTTATGAATGCAAGAACCGCAAAGCTGACGAAGCAGTGGCAGACTCTCTGCCAACTGCGCTTTTGAGTCAGGAAAGAACAAGTCTCGGTTCTCTCCTGCACATTTGTTTTGGTCAAAGCGAGGCCAATTGAAGAGCGCTGTGAGATTCATTCAGGGTCTCCATAACCTGCTGCCCTGAGTAGCTTGACCATCGACTCGACATTCATCACAGCCCACCAATTGCCTTGGTTTGTTAGACCAACGCCATTTGGCTTCACAATGAGAATTCCGAAGTCGGCTTTCGCATTCTTCCGCTCAATCTCAGTTTCTTCAAGCCAAGCCGGGAACTTATATGTCTTGTGATTCTTAACTTCCCAAGCCAAACAAGGTGTTCCTGTGATGTCACCTTGATCCATCGAGCCTGTCAGCGCTCGCCTCTCCGCACCAGGAAAACCCTGCCCCACGAGGAATTTGACGAGCGCTGACTCGGCTGATGTGCCTTTCGCTTTGGCTTTACTCACTAGGCTGCGTTAGCGATTCTGCTTGAGCGAAGCGTGATTGTTCAGGGAACGGCCTGAAGCAATCAAGTCTTGGATGGTGTAACGAAGTTCATCTGATTCAAGATATGCCTCGCGCAAATCTGACTTCAGTTGATTGCGTGTTTCGTTGTGCTTATTCCACTCGACAAATGAGCCGATGAGATAAGCAAAGATTGAAATGCTGAAAGTGGTGAGTATCCAAGCCACTGTTGTTGGTGCGACATCGATTCCCATTTATTTCTTTCCCATCTTTGATTGAAAATTGTGCCATTCTTTTACTTCTTGAAAGTCATCGTCGCGATTGAGCCACGATTCGAGCTTGAAGACCATTGGCAAGGTAATGCAAACG